CAACCGAGAAATATTAATCATATTGAAATGATCTCCTATTCCAGGAACTGTTGAAAAAATATTGTCATCACCATAAAAGATGGCCTTTACAATATCATTAAAGACTGCAACACTAAAGCCACAATCACAACCAGACTCCTTGCATTCAACTCTCAGTTTGTAAAAGAATATATGGAAAAGGCAGATATTAACAAAAGTATTTAAAAACCCTGTCAAAAATCCACCAGAAGGATTCATGAAATCAAAGTCATACACATATCTTCCAACGACCAATAAAGGGCAGGTTGAAGAAAGACAACAGTACAAAACTTCTCTTCCATCTGTTTTCCAATCTAGTCCCATTTCACCACAGCAAAATAAACCCAAAAGGAATCCAAAAAAATAACGAAGACCTGTATCATAGCCTCCATAATCTCCTCCTCCATAATTCACTCCTTTCCCAGAAATCTTAGCCATTAAAACACTCCAATCGAATCCATGCACATTCGTGCCAATTGCTCCCATTGTTTGTGCTCTATGTTCTTTTAACCAAATAATTAGATTTCCAAGAACCATGCGAGTCCATATCATATGAATAAAATCTCCTACACAGAAAATCCTAGTCTTCCCTTCTTCTACACGGGGAATATCTCGCAACTCATCCTTCATACAAGCTATAGCTATCAATCTTGGTACTTTGCCTTTTCGAACGGCGTTTCTCAGATTTTCAACCATCTCCCGTATTTTAGGGTGAATAAACTTTGTGTCTAAATTAATTGCATCTTTTCTTTTCATCTTCAGGATCTTTAGACAAAATCCTTCAGATGTGTTTAGGTCAATTGAAGCTTGCTTCCCAGGAATGCCAAAAATGGCTTCCTCTATTGTTTGTTCTTCGAAACGAGGTCGATGAACATTTTCTGGGGGAGCAAAACCATCGCTAAACATACGATAGTTTAAAACTGCCTCTCTTGCAAGCCAACCCGGAATAGGTGTTGACTTGTCAACTGCTCCAAGCTTGGCTTTCCCACGTTTAAAAGGTTCTTTTAACACCTCATTAACATAGGTAGGCTTAAGCAGTGCTGGAGCATTTTTTACAGGAAAAACTGGTTCAGAATTTATATCACCCTGAAAAACTGTAGGTACAAAAACAGTTTCACTTGGTAAATAAAAGCTCTTAGCCAATTCTCCTAAATATCTAGCTCCATCCAAATGTTCGGCTCCAGAGCTATTGAAAGAAATTTTCAACTCCTTCGGTGCATACCAACCAATTGGCATTTGTGCATCCGACGACAGTATATAGGTTCCAGTACTAAAATCAAACCTTTCCTCAAAATCCTCTTGATAAAGAGGACAAAAGAAAGCATCCGTTCCTGTAGATCCTACATGAAATCCTTCCAAGTAAACTTGCGAATCAAGCTCAAAGGTTGATATGTACGGTAACATACAATCCCCTGGCTCTCCTCTCATATTATGTCCTATAACATAATTTGTCACTGGGACAAAGAGTTTTTTCTTTCGATCATAAGTATTTTCAATATCCTTACGATGACTCAAAGAATAGGTAATAAAATCCTTACCTGTTACAACAAACTGTGTCGTTTTCTCCTTACTATGAAAGAGCTTAAGTCTTACTACACCGTCTGTCGGACACTCCCTATCCCCCATTGGCAAATGTTTTCGAATATCCTTAAATGAAGAACATAATGCTGGATTTATTGTCAATACACAAAAGTCTCGCGACCCTCGTGAATGAGTTGCATCATCCAAATAACGCAAATGTACAGAACTTCGATCAAACGAGTT